CGAGCAAAAATAGAGTCGCGCGCCGTTCAGTCCCCGGCGCTGGTAGGCCCATTGTGCCGTTGTGTAACTCGTCTTTCCGCAGACGGGGCAGCGATTCGCCCTAACTTCTGCCGACCCAAGCGGGCGGCCCTTCATCGGCGGCCTGCCTTCCGCTGCTCGTCCCACTGCTCGAGAATGAGCAGGATTTTCCGCTCAACCTCGGGGTTCCTGCGGCCGAGCATGATGGAGTTGACGTAGCTGCGCGAGTAGTTCAGGGCTTCCGCAAGGTCTGCCTGCGTCTTCCCGAGACGCCGGAGTTTGCACTTGACCACGTCCTCGAAAGCCATCCTCATCAAGGTTTGCCTCCCTTTCTGCCGGGTGTACCGGCCTTCTGCGCGCGGCGATAGATCTCGCAGCGCGGCCAGCTGCCGCAGCAAACGGCCTCATAATGCGCGTCACGCTGCAGGTCTGACTTTAGCTGTACCGTCCCGCCGTCGCAGTTGATGCGGCGGGGAGACAGGTAACGGAATCGCGGGCACTGGATCAGCATGCGGCATCCTCCTTGAGCATGGCCTCAATGGCCGCCTGCGCAAGCGGGGAGATGGACGCGCTGTCGTGGGTTTGGTACTGCGCATTCCGGGCGACGGCCTTGTCTGTGGCGCGCCGCGGCCCCCACTTTTCGCGGGCGGCGCGGCGGACGGTCAGATTCCAGTCCTTCCACTTGTTCTTGTTGTAGGTCGACTGCGCCATTTCGTCGACAAGGCGAATCCAGTACGTCGCTTCCGCCTCTCCAAGATCGCGGCAGAGCCGCTCATATTCTGCATCTGTCAGCTTGACCCAGCCATAGGGTGCGCGGGGTTTCTTCGGCGGCGCAGGGGGGCTTTTCGGCGCAGTGTGAGCCTCTTCTGCGGGTGTGGGTTCCTTCGGCGGTTCGACCTTCAGCGGCTCCTTCTGCGGTGCGGGCTCTTCCGGGGCCGGTTTCTGCGCGGCTGCTTCCTTCGGGGCTTCCTTCGGGGCTTCCTGCTGCCGCTTTGCGTGCTTTTTCCCTCCGGCTGACATCTTCGCGGCGATGTCCAGAGACGGCCGCACGAGCATGAACAGGGCAGACGCCATCGGCGACAGGTCGACCGGTTCGACGTCATCCAGAGCATAGGCGCACATTGCCATAATGGACTCGACCTGCACGGTCTTCGGCAGGGGAAAGATCGCCTCCCAGAACGTGCGGGAAAACGTAAATTGGTCTCTCATTCGGGCTTCTCCTCTTCTTCGTGGTGCTGATGGAGCAGGATGATCTGCGCGGTCGTGGGTGCGTGCTCCATCAGCCATTGCATGGCGTCCTCGCGGGACATGTGCGTCTCCCGGACGCGGCGCTCGTGGCTCGCGCTGCCGCGATCCAGTGCGGCCGAAGTGCGGGCCTGCAGGTCGGCGTCGGCGTAGTTGGCTTCGATCAGGTACAGCTCGGCGCGCGGGGGTTCGACGCCGTACAGGTCTTTGCAGTCCGTGGCGTAAAACACGGTATCACAGCCGACCCGCAGCCAATAGGCGAGGCAGGGGACGTCGTGGGGGACTGCGAAAGCGCGGGCGAAGATATCCGGTTCATACGGGACGCTCGGGCCGGACTGGCCGAGCAGGCAGAGCGCGTGGCCGGGGACGGCCGGGAGAACCTGCGACAAAGGGCAGGCCTCCCGGATCAGAGCTGTGCAATCCTCCGGGCAGATGACGGTCAGGCCGGGGCGGCGCTCTGTGATCGCTTTTAGGGTCGGAAGCTTCAGGTGGTCGCCGTGCCGGTGCGTGATGAGCACGCACCGCAGGGCAGGGATGTAAGGCTCCAGCTTTTTCAGCGGCACGCCGCAGTCGATCAGCACGCAGCCGCCAAGCAGGACGGCGTTACCTTTGGAGCCGGTCGCGATGATCTCAGCTTTCAGCACGGGCGGCGGCCTCCTCCTTCTGCTTCTTCAGCGCGGCCGTTGCGCAGTCCCAGCAAAGCGGGGCGCCGAAGCTGTTGCGGGCGTTGTGCGCGATCTCGGCGGCTTTGAATCTGCCGTGGTCGCCGATAGGATGGCCGCACTGCATGCAGAGCAGACCGGCGTCAGCGGCTGCGGCCTGTTCCTGCGCCGACGGAGCGGCCGCTGCGGCGGATTTTGCAGGCTGTGCTTTGCTCTGCGCGGCTGCTGGCTTCGCGGCTCTGCGCGGCTCCTGCGGCCTGACGGGCGTGGTATCCACGGGGCTTTCTGCGTCGGGGTCGTCCTGCTCCTCCGTCGGGATGCTGAACACCTGAAAACAGGCGTACTTGTAGGCGACGGACATGGCCTTATTGCTGCTCTTGTCTGCGTTATCCATGGCCTCGCCGACGACCTCGGCGGAGACATTGGAGCCGTCTTTGGCATAGAACGTGTAGCGCATGCGGAGCAGCGTCAGCGTCATACTGCCGCCGCTGCGGGTCTGGCGCTCCTGCCGCTCCTGCGACAGGACTTCCGGCACGACGAACACGCCGTGCTTGATCATGGCGGGCTGGATGGCGTTCATGACGTCATCGACGCCGCGATACATAAAGTCCTGCTTCGTGTTCTGCCGGGCCTTTGCGACGGCACCGACGTCGTCCATCACGCCGACGATGGCGGCGTAAATGGCGGCGGGCTGTGCGGTTGTCTCACTCATTGCGTAATTCCTCCCAATCGATATCTAAGCTGGCCGCCTCGTCATGCAGCGCGGCGATGGCTTCCGGCGTGCCGCACAGGGAAACAAAGTGCTCCTCGAGCCACGGCGAGCCTTCCTCCGGGGCCGGTTCTTCTTCGAACATGTTCCCACCGTCGGAGAATTTCAGCCCCTGCGCAGGCTCCACGACGGCGACAGCGGGCTTCTGCATGGCCTCTGCGGCAAGCGCTGCAGCGCGGGCCTCGGCCTCCTGCTGCGCCTGCAGGGCCGCGCGCTCCTCGGCCTCCCGGCGGATGCGCTCCGCCTCGATGGCGGCCTTGCGGGCCTTGACCGTGGCGACGGCGGCGGGAAGGGAATGCGTCAGGTTCCATTCGGCACGGACGGCGTCGGCGTCCTCCATGGCGGCGATGCAATCCAGCTCCCCGCGGACGGTGTCGACCTTCTGCTGCACGGCCCGGCGCAGCTTTGTCGGGCTGTCGTTCAGACCGATCTGGACGCCGCAGGTCTCCCACGTCAGGGCATCCGGCCCGACGTTCCGGAAGGCGGCATACTCCGTGAAGTACGCGCGGGCGTCCTGCTCCAGCTTGTGTTTCATGCCGTTTTCGACGCGGCGGATCTTCGCGGCGAGCTGCGCGTCGGCATCCACGAACAGGGAACCGATCTGCTGGCGGTAGATCTGTTCAAACGCCTCGTAGGGCTTCAGGATTTCCTTCTTGACGGCGATGCGCCGGTCTTCCAGCTCTTTGTATTGCTTGTTCAGGGCGGCACGCATGGCCTTGATATCCTTACGGGTCTCCTCCGTTGCATCCATGGCCACGGCGGCGGTGGTGCGGGCCAGCACGTCGGCCCGAAGTGCGGCCAGCTGCTCTGCGATCACGGGGAGCTGCTGCACGGTGATCAGTTCTTTCGTTTCCATGTTATGTATCCTCCTTCCGCGGGCTGCCAAGCCATTTGAGCAGGCACTCGCGGCATGTGTTTGCCTCACAGGGATAGCCCTGTCCGTGTAGCACGTTGCACAGCCCACTTAAAAGCTCATCCGACTCCGCCAGCTCCTCGTCCGTCATGGCCCGGATGCGGTCGCCGTTGGTCATCGGCTCCGGCGCGGCCTCCTGCGCGGCGAGCAGCTGCGCAAGCTCCACCATAGGTTTGCCGCTCCCTCTGCCGCGCACCACGGCTTTCTGCCCTTCGGCGGCCTTTCCCAGCTCGTCCGCAGCCGACAGCAGCAGCTCGGCGATGATCTGCGTATCAAATTTGCTTGTGCTGACGCGCAGCGCGGTCCCGTCCAGAGCGGCTGCAGCATCCCGCAGCCGCTCGATCAGATCCTTAACGTCCATTGTCAATCCTCCTTGTCAGTTCCTCCGCGAGCGCGCGGAAGATCGGGTATGCCTGCTGCGGTACGACCGCATTGCCGAGGGCCCTAATGCGCTCCACCCGGCAGGGAAGCCCATTAACCATTCTGTCCACTCCGGGTTCAGCTGCCCATTGACGTCCGTCCGCAAGCTCCTGTGATTCCCGCCGCCGTGCGTCCCGGTCGCGTCTCCCCGGCATGGCGTCGCAAACAGGACGCAGCCTC